ATTAACAATATCTCTTATTCGGGATAGTAAAAAAGTGAAGGAATGACCACAGACGAGATAAACAAACTAATCGCTAAGGAATATCAAAGCCTTAGCGATTTAGCTATTCAAAAGAATAACAGTTATAATGGCTCAATTTTTAATCCTGACTGGATTATTAAGCCATCAATGGAACTAACTAAAAAAGATATGATTGAATTTGGAATAGCAGCCAGAGCAAACGATAAAATTAATCGTATCAAAAGTGCAGGTTTAAAAGGCTTTGACGAAGATAATCTAAAAGACTTAATAGGCTATCTTATACTGTTTCGTATTGCTCAGGGTCTAAAGGAATAATTAATTTAAAAATATAAATTATGAAAATATTAAATTTATACGCTTGCTTAGGCGGTAATAGATACAAGTGGGGAAATGACCATGAAATAACAGCAATTGAATTAGACCCCGAATTGGCTAGAATGTATCAGGAAAGATTCCCAAATGATACGGTTATAGTTACGGATGCTCATCAATATTTATTAGACCATTACAAAGAGTTTGATTTTATTTGGAGTTCGCCACCCTGCCCATCACATAGTAGAATTAGATTTAACCAAGCTAAAGGTAGAAAAGATGATATTTATAAAGCAGAGTACCCAAATATGATGTTATATCAAGAAATAATACTTTTAGATAATTACTTTGATGGTAAGTTTGTAGTTGAAAATGTTATTCCATATTACGAACCACTTATTCCGGCACAAAAAAGAGGTAGACATTTATATTGGACTAACTTTGTTTTGCCTAATATATTAGGGGAAAGAAAAGTAAACATAGGAACGGGAACGGATGAGGTAAATAAATTATGTAAATTTCACGAAATAGATTTAAGCAGTTATAAAGGCGAACAAAGGAAAGATAAAATCGCTCGTAACCTGGTTGACTATGAGGCGGGATTAACAATTTTAAATTGTGCAATGGGCATTATAACCAAATCAAATACTAACCAAGAATCATTATTTTAGTCATGTACAAAAAACTAAATTATTTATACATGATGGTTATTATCAACAATAACCCTATATTTGTGGTTCATTATCAACATCGGGAATAGGCAGACTTTCATAATATTCATTTAGCTTTGAATAAATTACCTCTGGTCTGCCGGGTGAATAAACCAAATCGCCATTTTCAAAGACTATCTCGGTGTAATATTTCTTATTAGTTTTACCTTTAGGAATAAACACCTTAGGGTTTAATTGCGTTATTGTATTTCGAGATAAACAAAAATAGCCTATTGTAGTTTCGTAGTCATCTAATAAACCTTCGTTTAAAAGCCTTATTTTATCTAACTCATCTATTTCCTCATCCGTATTAAAAGCTGAGTTTATAGGGTGAATTATTGATATTGAGAACCATTGTAGACTATCCATTGTATTAAAATTTATGTGTTAATCTCATTATTTTTTAAGTATTCAATTGCACTACTTAGTATTTTTACGTCGTCGTTAAGTAGCCCTATTCCCCTATTACATTTATCACATAACAAACCCCTTATTTTTTTTGTTTCGTGGCAATGGTCAACACATAAACTCTTTTTATGTTTATTATTTAATTGAGAAATATGTTTATTACAGATTTTACAACAACCTTTTTGTTCTAAAAACATTTCTTCATATTGTTTTAAATCAATACCATAAGCTCTTTTTAAATCATAATCCTTCATTACTTTAGAATCATATTTATTTCTCATTTTTTTATTATGGCAATCTTTACAATATGGTTGAGTTCCTGAAGTTCTATTACTTCTTTTAACAAATTCAATAATTTGTTTTTCTTTATTACATAAATTACAAGTTTTCATAGCCTTAGAATTTATGGGTGAGCCGCATTATCTGACCATATACTGGGTGGTGAAGGTATGCTTCTATTGCTTTTGATGAGTGTTGATACCCTTGTTTGTGATGCCAACTATCCGTTCCCGATGGGCTACGTGAGCTTTCAACTGTTATTCCGATATAATCTTTTGATGTTTTATGGTGTACGTGGTGAGTATAAATATAACGGTGTTTTGTATTAGCCCATTCTTTTTTAAACTCCTGAGCCATCAATAATGGCAAATCTTGATTCTTAGCACCATCACCATGAGTTGAGCCAATTAGGTTATCTCCATAAACAAACGCTTTACGGTGGCTTATTGATGTATCAAAAGTTATATTTTTACTTAGTTTAAACCACGCTTGTATAGTTTGGGCTAAATACCACCCAGCCATATAATCATGATTTGATGGATTGTGTATTATGTGAACGTCTGCAATACCAACAAGTTTTTCAATAATTTGAACATATAACTTTTGAGCAACTAAAAAGTTTTCAAACCACATTCCATCCGTATCTTGTGGAGTTCCGCTTGTTGTACTTCGCCTTGTATTATCGGTGTGTAAAATATCATTGCCAATAATCAAAACTATCTTATCAATATTGAATGATTCAAGTCTTTGAATTATTTTATCTATTCCTTCATGTACTCTTTTAACTGCTATATTTGAATTGTAATTATCGCCTGATTCATATTCGGTTGCTAGTTTACCTATGTGTATATCTGCCGGATCTATAACTAAACAATGGCAGTCTTTTAATTTAGTTCTTTTAATTACAGGATATTTAGGTGAATGTTTATCCATATCCTTTAAAATATGTGATTTTAGATCGTCTAAACTTTTTTCTTTAGGCTTTGCAAATATTGAGAATAACTCACTTTTATACCAATAATGTTTTACTTCGTTGGGGTCTATTCCTGCTGCATGACATTCCTCATCAAGTTTAGATTTTTGTGTTCTATATTTCATTAGCAAACTTTCTTCGTCGTCGGTAAGTCTGTATCTAACATTGTTGTTTAGTTCCGCTTTACCTACATTAGATTTTGCCATAAGTTGGTTTTTTGTGTAAATATAACTAAAATTTATTAACTTTGCACAATGATTAAGATTTTAATAAAACCGTTATCAATCAATGAGGCTTACAAAGGTAGGAAATTTAGAACAGTTAAATATCAATGGTATAAAGAGAATGTTGCTAAACTGTTACCATCTAATTACGTTTTACCTTTACCACCTTATTTCATTCACTTTATTTTTGGTTTTAGTTCTGTAAGTTCAGATTGGGATAATTGCATAAAAACAACCCAAGATTGTATAGCTGAAAAATATAATTTTAATGATAAATTAATCCGTAGAGGGCTTGTAGATATTGAGATTGTGCCAAAAGGTAAAGAATTTTTTACATTTAAAATTGAACATTTAACAAAATAAATTTGCAAAATCAAAAGTAATTGCTTATATTTGCAATGTTGTCTGGAAGCAACCAATAAAATATTACTCAAAAAGCTCAATTCTGCGTGTCTTCCAGCACAAAGTTTTGGGCTTTTTACATTTTAAAACATGGCAGAAAATAAAAAATCATTTGTTCTTTATTGTGATTTAATTCACACTATCGAAAAGATGCCAAACGACAAAGCTGGATTGTTATTTAAACATTTACTTAGGTATGTTAACGACCAAAACCCTATCATTGATGACTTATTAATTGAGATAGCTTTTGAACCAATTAAGCGACAACTTAAAAGAGATTTAGAAAGTTGGGAGCAGGAATTAATCAAAAAAGGTAACGGAGGGGCTTTAGGTAACTTAAAAAGATGGCACTTAGATTTATATAACAAAGTGATAAACAAAGAGTTAAGTTTGCAAAAGGCAATTGAAGAGTCTAAAAATCGCATACCATCGCATAGCGATACTTTACCATCGCACCCGATCGCATCTATCGCTGTAACTGTAACTGATACTGTAACTGATACTGTAACTGTAAATGTAACTGATATTAAAAAAGATATATATAGGGCTTTCGCCCACCTAAAACTTTCTAATTTAGAATTTAACAATTTGGTTAAAGCAGGAAACTCAAAAGAATTGATTGATGATATTTTAGATAGGATTGAAAACTTTGCAGGAAACAAAAAATACAAATCTTTATACATGACTTGTTTGAATTGGATTAAAACAGATAAAGGATTTAATGTAGGTAGTGTAGGAAAGAAAGAATATTTACTAACTTCGCCACAAGGTAAACATAAGTTTTTATTTACAGAAGACGAACTAAAGGCTAAAAAGCTAACTGGTTACTGGAAGGAGCAACACGAATTATGATAGTAATTAACCCAATAGACAAAAAAGAATACGACATCGAGGTAAGCAAGAATGGTGAAAACCAAATGACCTGCCCTGAATGTTCACCTCACCGTAAAAAGAAAACTAATAAGTGTTTTAGTTTTAATCTACAAAAGAACGCAGGAAAATGTAACCATTGCGGTATTGTTTTAGTTTCAAAAGAACATAAACCAATAGAAGTTAAAACCGAATACAAAAAGCCAATTTGGAAGAATAAAACAGAATTATCAAATAATGCCGTTAAATGGTTTGAAAGTAGAAAGATAACTCAAAGTATATTAAATGAATTTAAAGTGACTGAGGGGGCTGAATGGATGCCACAAACCCAAACAAACGTTAACACAATTCAGTTTAATTACTTTAAGTTTGGTGAGCTGGTAAATGTTAAATACCGGGATGGTGCTAAAAACTTTAAACTATTCAAAGATGGTGAAATGATATTTTACAACCTCGATGCCACAATTAACAACAATGTGATAATAATTGTTGAGGGTGAAATGGACGTTTTAGCAATGGCTCAAAGTGGTTTTAAAAACGTTATATCAGTACCAAATGGTTGCAACGATAAAGGCAAAATTAACATGGACTACCTAGATAATTGCATAGATTATTTTGTAGAGGATTGCAGGTTTTTGTTAGCCTTAGACAATGATAAGGTAGGTAACCGATTAAAGGATGAATTAGCCAGACGTTTAGGTTACGAAAATTGCAGTACCATTACCTTTAAAGATTGTAAAGATGCCAACGACTGCCTAATTAAATACGGAATTATTGGGGTAACTGAATCTATTGAAGCTGCAAAAGAATACCCAATCGAGGGGGTTTTTAATGCTATTGATATTCAAGATTCAATATGGGACTATTACAATAATGGTTTACCAAGTGGCTTTGGTATTGGGATGCATGAGTTTGATATGTTTTTAAAGTTTCAGCCGGGTTACTTAACAGTAATTACAGGAATACCCGGTCATGGTAAAAGTGAGTTTTTAGACTTTTTAATGTGCCGTTTAAATATTTCACACGATTGGAAGTTTGCTTTATACTCACCAGAAAACCACCCATTACAATTACACTTTAGTAAGTTAGCTGAAAAGATTATAGGCAAACCATTTGACGGGCAAAATAGAATGTCACCTTTAGATCTTACAACTACAATAGAATATTTAAAAGACGTTTTTTACTTTGTTAATCCTGCAGAAAACTTTACACTTGACAATATTTTAACAGCCGTTAAAAGTCTAGTCCGTAAAAAAGGAGTTAAGGCTTTTGTGATTGACGCTTGGAATAAGTTAGAACACAATTACAGTACAAACGAAACTAAATATATTAGTGAGCAGTTAGATAAAATAGTTACATTTTGTGAAAAGAATAGCGTACATTGTTTTTTAGTTGCTCACCCAACTAAGATACAAAAAGACAAAGCAACTGGAAAATTTGAGATACCAAACCTTTATTCAATAAGTGGTTCTGCTAACTTTTACAATAAGGCTGCAAATGGAATAACAGTTTACAGGGACTACGAAAACTTTATTACTGAAGTTTATATCCAAAAGGTTAAATTTAAACATTGGGGGCAAACTGGATGCTGCCAATTAGCATGGGATAAAACAAATGGTAGATATTATAAAGGTATGCCAAATAATGATAGTTGGATTCAATCTAATAAACCAAAAGAACTTCAACAAAATGATAACTTTTTAACAAGCCCACTTGATATAATTACAAACAACGGTAAAAACGAAATAGACCCATTTTAGATATGACCCAACAATTAGCCTACCAAATAATTAAAAACTACCTTAAAACTCATAGTCTGCCTACTAAAGATGTAGATATTTGGGTAGGTGATGTAAAATATACTTGGAATTATTTATTAAAACTTTGTTACAATATAAAATAAATTATTATATTTACATCCGATGACGCATAAGCAAGTAATCGAGGTTATAATATCTAACGACAGTTTTTTGAAATACTGCCACAAATTAGCGTCACCACGTACTCACATTGCAGAAGACTTATACCAAGAAACTATCTTAGCTATTTGTGAAACCAAAGATGACCGTTTTGTTAAAGCATATAATGAAAATTATC